TAAGACAGTTCTTTGAATCACAGGGCAAACCTGTACCTGCTAAGTATGCTAAAGCTAGTGACTCACCAAAAGTAGAATCACTGGAGAACGTGAATGCAAGTGAGGATGATGCAGTAGACAAGGTAAAAAAAGATCTTAGTGATGAATTTGAAGTAGATGAAAAGATGAAGAAAGCATTTAGCGATGCATTGGCACTGCCCGCTAAATCTGCTGCTGTTGCAATGACAGATTTATTAGAGAAGATTCCTGCACCAAGTAAGGAAGCATCTAAGATATTGAATAGAAATATTAGTAAGTTGGCAGCAGCATTCAACTTAGGTGCTGCTAGTGCTGAGGTTGCGAATGATGAAGAGGATAATGACAGTGAACAGGAAGGCGAAAAGAGACCAAGATGGCAAGTGATGCTAGGTAACTTAATAGGAAAAGCATTTAAGAGTAACAACACTGCAGAAGAAGGCGGTGGTGGCGGTGGTCAACCCATGTTACCACCAGCTGCAGGAGATCCTTCATATGGAAGACGTGCACCATTTACAGGAACTGCTGATGGTATAGGACTTGGTGATCCTAAGTCAGGTGAAAGATCAATGCAACCTATCAAGAAACGTAAGAGTCTTGCTAGAAAACTGTTTAACATGACACCAATGGGTATGGCATTCAATGCAGGTACCAAGATATTCCAAGGTGCAAAAGGATTAGCGGGCAAAGCAGCAGGATCTGGTTTAGGTAAAGGTTTGAAAGGTTTAGCTGGTAAAGCATTTGGTATGACACCTATGGGTATGGGTTTGAAACTAGGTATGAAAGCGTTTGGTGGTATAAAAAATATATTTGCACCAAAAGATGAGCAAACTACAAACTTAACAGAACTAACTGATAAAGTTATACAAGAAAACAGAGAATCAGCAGATGCTAAGACAGAAAAACAAGTTGCACTTGCAGCAGGAGTAGTAGCTGGGGGAGATACTCCTCCTCCTGCCCCTTCTCCACAAGAGGGTAGTGAACTTGCACAACCTGAGATTATTGATTCTCCCTACCTTGACGTATACAACCACACATCGCAATTCTAATGTCAGTAAATCAGAAGTCAAATTTTAATATAGTTGGATTCTTTATTGCTGACTACCCTCCTGTAAGTAATAATCAGGTGTTGTATGTCAATTATATTGAGGACATAAGATCTGCTACTATGCTTATGGATGTACAGATCACAGACACTGAAAGTGGTTTCTTATCAAAACTTACTGGCATGGAAAACGTGTTCATAGTGATTGATGATAGTGAGGGAAAGACACAGTTAGGTGGAGATTTTGTTATCTATGATATACAAGATAGGAAGAATATAAGTGGAAAGTCGTCAGCAGTTATAAGATTATGTAAAACTGACTTTTTAAATAACGCTGCTAATAAAATATCACGTAGATTTGGTAAAGGTGGTGGTGCAAAAATAGACAGGATCGTTAAAAAAGAAATCCTACAAGATCTGATGGGTATTGATAAGAATAGACTTGTAGATTTTGAACCAACTTTAAATAGATTTTCATTTGTATGTCCATACTGGAATCCATTTACTGCTATTAGATGGTTGGCAGCAAGAGCAATACCCGCAAAAGGTAGTGGATTTAATGCCACTGCAGGATATTGTTTTTATGAGACAAGATCAGGGTATCATTTTGTATCTTATGACTCTTTTTCAAAAAAAGAACCTGTTACTAGAATTGTTGCAGGGCATGAGGGAGAGGAATTAGAGGAAGAAGATGACAAGGGTATTATATCTGTATCAAAGGTGAATGTAGAATCATCGTGTGATTTATTGGCGGGTTTGAACATGGGTTCTTATCTAAGCAACACTATGACATTAGATTTAAGAGACATGAAGTATAGAGAATATCCTTTCAACATCAATAAATATTACAGAAGTGTTCCGTTAATGAACTCTCGTGAGACACCAGAATTCTATAAAGGATTTGATAAGAGTAACACATATACAAGAATTATGTCTAAAATATCTGACTCTGCATTGTTTACCAGAGGAATATACTCAAGAGATTTTACAAAACAACTTTCACAATCCTCATTGAGGGAAAAATTATTTTACAATAAAAAATGCACTGTAGAATTGGTGTCAGATTATTCACTAGAAATTGGTGAGGTTGTACAATTAGACATATACAAGGGTGGTAGAGATAGAGAACAAGACTTTGCTAACTCTGGTAGATGGGTAATTGGTAAAGTTGAAAGAACATATAAAAACAGTGAGGACAAAATGACCACTAAACTTACATTGTTTACTGACTCTGATGGTGAAGAAACATGATGAATGAAAATATTGCTAATTTTATAGGTAGAGAAGGGTTCAACTGGTGGATTGGACAGGTAGAAAATGATGGCAGAAGACATTGGAATGCATCACTACGTTTTGGATTAGGTGGTTGGGATTACACTGACTGGGATTGGACTAATAAAGTAAAGGTTAGAATCGTAGGATATCACAATCCAAACAGAAAGGAACTACCTACAACAGATCTACCATGGGCACAAGTATTGATGCCACCAATATACTCCATGAGATCTGGTATGGGATCTATACACCAGTTGCAGATTAACAGTTGGGTTATTGGATTCTTTATGGATGGTACATCTGCACAGATTCCTGTTGTTATGGGATCTCTTGCTGATGAGAATCCTGGCGGAGGTTATGGTGTAGAGGGTGGTAAAGAAGAGGGATTTGCACAATTAGTATCACCTGACTATGAGTATCCAGATCATAGTGACGATGGTAGTAGTGCACCAAATACAGGTAGCACAATCGAGACTAATGAAGAAACTGGTGTAGATGAAGCACCAAAAAACAATGATGGACATACACACACTTCTACTGATGAAGAAACAGGAGAAGAGACTGATAATACTACTGACGATAAGAATGAACGTGGTCCTGCCAAACTAGAGAGTGAGAAACAGGCAATAGCAACCGAGAAACAAAAGGTTACAGTCCAAGTTGGTAATGGTAAATGTGGATCAGAGACTGCTACAAAATTAGAAGGTCCTCTTGCTGAGTTTATGAAGTTTGCTCGTGGCGTAGAGAAAAATGATATAGACCAATTTATTAATAAATTAGATGGTTCTGTTGTTGACATGGACTATGAGATAAACATCATGTCACAACGTATACAAAAGAAACTTACAGGACTGACTGCCAATATTAAGGGCGTGGTCATGGAAGAGACTAACAAACTTGTGCAAGATGGTTTAGATGAACTTAGTATCCCAAATCCAGAGTTAGATACTGCAGTCAGAAAACAACTTAAAGATGTTGGTGACCTTGTATCATGTCTATTCAAACAATTATTAGGAGAACTTGGTGACTTTATAAAAGGTATGCTTAGTGATCTAGTAGAGAATGTATTAGACACTGCTTTATGTTTAGTTCAGAACTTCCTTGGCGAGATCATGAAGAAGTTGATGGATAAAATACAGAGTGCATTAGGTATATTGAAAGGTGTTACTGGTGCTATCAAGGGTGCAGCACAGAAAATACAGAACTTGCTTAATAAAGTATTAGATTTCATAGATCTATTCTGTGATGGCGAACTATCATGTGCTATTGGTGCATCTGTATTTGAAACTGGTGTTGGTGCAAAAGCAAAAGGTAATGATGCTGCTGCGAAAAATAAAGCACAGTATAAAGTTAAACCACCTAATTCTGTATCAGTCGTGGGTAATGGCAAACCTAAGAATGGATTTGTACCTGTGGTTGATAAGAATGGTATTAAGAAAGTATTTAATACTAAGACTGGTGCATTGTCAAGTCTAGATAGTGCAACTGGTTTGGCATCTGGATTATCGGAAAAATCATTTGATACACGAGGACCTCTAGAGAAGTTTGAGGGTATTAATTTCTATGATTCAAGTGGTAATATAGCAAGTCAAGCGGTAAACTGTTCTAGTGCTAATCGCAATAAGAAACCATGCTTCCCAGAAATGGTATGGGATAATCTACAATCAACAAGTCCAGTCAAGGCATTACCTATCATAGATGATATAGGACAAATACTTGGTGTGTTCATGCAAAAGAAAGGATCTGATGTAGGTTTAGAAGCAAGAGTCAGAGCACAGTTTACATGTAATGAACCAGAGGGTAGTGGTGCTAAATTCAAACCAAATATTGTAGATGGTAAGATTGAGTCTATAGACGTCATTAATCCTGGCATAGGATATGGATTTGATCCTGCTGATACATTCTGTCCCAAAGAACAATATGCAGTCACAGTTCCAAAAGCAGGACTACAGCAGTTTGTTAATGATGGAGAATATCTAGAACAAGTGACTTTAGGAAACCCTGATGTATTGCAAGTAGTTGATACAGATTACTCTGAAGATGATATGTTAATAGCAACTATAGATCCATCATTTAATCCAAATTTTGTTGCAGGACTACAATTAAAAACTAAATCTGGTCATGAGTTTACATTAAACTTTAATAGTAAGTTTCCAACTTTAGTCATACCTCCAAATGCAAAAGCATTATATGCAGGATGTG